AATGTACCTCGACGCGAAACCGGCGCTTTCAGCTGCATTTGTTAAAATGACAAAAGCATAAATTTTAGGGTGGCATTCAGCCGCCCTACATTATTAAATTGGAGGTAATAATATGGCTAATGCACCATTTAAAAGAAAAGAATTTAATCTTGACACAGATATAAATGGGGTCGGAATTGATTGCGGATTTATAGCGCATTTTGAGGTATCCGCGACGAACGCAGTTGCGGCTGATACAGACGGCATACATGCCGCCATAACTGATACAGGTGAAGAGCAGGAAATTACAACGGAAATTACTAATCCAGCAATACCACGCAATATTACGGCGACAGCAGGCGGCACGGCAGCCGATATAGGGGCTATTGAAATTGTTGTTGAGGGCACAAACTCTAATGGAGATGCTATTACGGAAACTTTACCGGCTTTTACAGTAAACACAGCAGGCTCGGTAACTGGCAGCAAAGCATTTAAAACTGTAACAAAAATCACAGTACCAGCACATGACGATACAGGCGCAACAACGGCGATAGGCTTTGGCCCTAAACTTGGATTACCGTTTAAACTGGCTCATAACACCTGTGAGATGGCTTTTCTTGATAACACAAAAGAAAGCATAGCCCCTACAGTTGCAGTGAGTTCAACCGCACTTGAAAGCAATACGATAACGCTTAATTCTTCGCTTGCGGGAAAAGTTGTTGACGCTTATTTCTTGATTTGAGGCGGTAAAAATGGATTTTACAACATTAATGCCGCAGACCGGCCGGAGATATAAAGAGGACGGCAGCGTTATAAACTCTGCCGACGCGATTCAACAGATTAAAACAGGCAAAACGGCGCAAATTACAATGGACAGTTATCGTGCTGCTATTGAAGACGGAAATGGATATACCGTTGAATTTTCCGACTATACAGGGATTCCAGCGGGAACGTCCTACTATTATATCCTCAAAAATATGAGCGAAACTAAAAGCCTATGGATTAGGCCGCTTGAATTTGCGTCTCGTGATGCAACAGCCGATAATGTTGGCGCTCAACTCGATGCTTTACAAATCACGGTTGTTAAAGATGGACTGTTTTCGCTTGATGGCGGAGCAACTACAATAGACCTAAATGATTACACCACAGGTGCATATGATGCATTTAAAATGCCGGCACTAAATCTTAACGGTAATTACCCAAACACGTCTAATATAGGGTTGTGGTACTTTACAGGGATAGCTGCTGCACAAAGTAAAGTAGTTACCTGGGAGGACACGGCGACAGACAAATTGTTGAAAACTGTTTCTTCTGCATTATATGAGAACAAGAAAAACCAAAACAGCTTTAGAATTGTTCCTCCTGGTACTGTACTTATGGCGATTATGACGAATGTATCTGGCAAAAAAGCCGGATATACCGTTAGCTCTGAATGGGCGGAAGTTTGAGGGTGATTTTAAATGGCTGATACAATAACAGGCCATATTTTAACGCAAACAGAGGCCATGAACGCCCTGCATATATCCTCACTTGACGAATATCCAAACCTTGACATGGAACTAAGCGGGATTGATGACCAAATAGAAATCGAAACAGGCTTTGACTGGGCTACTACGGACGATACTTATACAGTTATAGACCCTACCGCTAAACTTTGCGCCAAAATCCTTTTAGTTTGCTTTTCAGAGGGCACGGAAATTCCGCAAACATACCAATACAAGATTTTGCAACTTGCGAATAAAGTCAAAGAGGCGGCAGTATGACGGCCTATAGATTAACCCACAAAATTACGATACAGCAAAATATAGACGGCGATGAAGATTGGCAAGACCTTTTTACTAATTTGTGGGCTGCAAAGCATGGAAATACCGGGCGCGTGTATTATCAGGCCGCCGCGTCGCAAAGCAAAAACGAAATTATATTTACAATTCATTGGACTAAAGCATACGCGCAGCAGATACGCCCAACAATGCGTATATTTGCCGATGGGGATACGGACGAAAGCCATGCGTTAGAGATTATGTCTTTGCCTATTGATGTGGGAGACACCCACCAGTGGCTTGAAATCCATGCTAAAGATAACAGGCAGAATGCGGGGTGAATTATGGCAGAACTTACGTTTGACATACCAGACAATATTTACAGTAAACTGGCGCAGTTACAAAATTCCGCTGAATATGCGCCTAAAATGCTTGAAGCTGAACAAGATATTGTTTACCCAGAAGTAATGAGGCGACTTGAACCGCATAGGAGGAGCGGGGATTTAATTAAAAGTATGACGAAAACAACGCCCAAAATGGACAAAAGCGGAAGATGGCGTGCTAAAATCGAACCGTCTGGCTATGACAAAAAAGGTGTGTCTAATAATCAGAAACTTTTGTCACTCGAATATGGTACATCTAAACAGATT